GACTTTGAGCAGATTGAAGCTGACCTCAGAGAGGATCTCTCCACCTTTGATGTTCGAGCGGTCGCGTATGACCCTTGGAACGCCACTCAGTTGGCGACGCGTCTAGCTAACGATGGCGCGCCAATGGTGGAGTTTAGGAACAGTGTGATGAAGCTTTCTCAACCGATGAAGACGCTTGAAGCCCTCATCCAGGGCAAGCAGATCACCCATAACGGTGACCCAATTCTCACTTGGATGATGAGCAACGTGGTGGCGAAGGTCGACGCCAAAGACAACATCTTTCCTCGTAAGGAAGTCAATGCCAACAAGATTGACGGCGTTGTGGCGACCATTATGGCACTGGGTGTGGCTCTCGAAAACCCTGTGGTGACTATGGACTTTGACGGAGAAGACGACCCCTTCTCTGGATTTGAGTGGTAACTATGTTCTCTAAATTCACAAATTGGATTACTTCTTGGGGTAGTGGTCTCTCGACTGGAAAAGGTCAGCAGATCACAGCGCCTCAGCAAGTCATCTTTGATCACCTCGAAAACGTTGGGACAGACCGTGCCCTTCAAATCGCTGCGGTCTTTGCTTGTGTGGAGCTCTATGCCAACACGATAGCTAGTCTCCCGATTTTCGTATACCGCGACAAGGCGGATGGACACCGAGAGGAAGAGCGAAAGCACCCACTATGGACGCTTCTGCACAAGCGTCCTAATGCGTGGATGACTCCTTCTGACTTCAAGGCGACGCTAGTCGTTAACTACGTCCTGCGGGGCAACGCCTACGTGTTGATCCACTGGAACAAGAACGGTCAGCCCATCGCGCTTGAACCGCTCCCCGCGGAGCAGGTGACGGTCTCGATGGTTGATGGTGAGCTTGTCTACAAGTTCCATCAGGACGGCAAGGACACCTACTACCAAGCTAAGGACATCGTCCACTGGAAGGGGGCAGGCAGCGGCATCGTTGGGCTCTCCAAGATCGACTACATGCGTGCCTCTCTATCGGAATCGGTTAATGCGCAGATGAATGCGACGCGCCTTTTTGGGGCTCGATCTAAGCCCTCTGCAGTGCTCCAAACCGACATGGTTTTGAGTGCTGACCAGACCAAGGAGGTGGTGAAGCGATTCAAGAGCATGGTCGAGTCAGGTGGCTCTCTCGTGATTGCCGACCGTGGCTTAAAGTACACCCCGATGTCTCTCACCCCTCAGGACGCGCAGTTGCTCGAGTCTCGTCAGTTCTCGGTTGAAGAGATCTGTCGTTGGTTTGGAGTACCGCCAGTGATGATTGGGGGCAGTGGCACGACCACTTGGGGGAGTGGCATCACGGAAATCAAACGAGGCTTCCACAGTCTCTCTCTCGCTCCTATGTGCAAGCGCTTTGAAGAAGCCTTTGCGCTGAAGTTGGTTAAGGCAGAAGAAGACCTAACCATTGAATTTAACTATGACGCTCTCTTAAGAGCAGACCCACAGACACGCGCTCAGCACGAAGCAACGCTAGTCCAGAACGGAATCATGACGCGTAACGAAGTGCGGCAGCTTGAAAACCTCCCACCGATGCCAGGTGGAGATGTACTCACCGTCCAAAGCAACTTGGTGGCGATCGACAAGGTCAGCCAGATCGGTGAAGGGTCGAACACTCAGGGTTCTAACGACGGATCCACGATTAAACAGTGAGGCAACTATGGCAATGGAAATTAAGGCCGTAAATCTTGAAAACGTAAGTGTTGAAGGCCGAACTATTACTGGCTACGCATCTGTGTTTGGTGGCGTGGATTCTTATGGCGACACCATCCATCAAGGGGCTTTTGCCGAAGCTTTGAAGAAGTACGGCACCCCGAAGATGTTCTTCAACCATGAAACGCAAGACATCCCGATTGGGAAGTGGTTAAGCGTCGAGGAAGACGAGAAGGGTTTGAAGGTCGTCGGTGAGATTGGTACCGCGAACCCGAACAGTGAAAACATCTTGAAGGCCATTCAAGAGGGCGTTGTAGACGGTCTCTCGATTGGCTTTTTTTTGGATCGTGATGGCTACGAGTACAAGGATGATCAAGGTCGAGACATCACCAAGGTTGCTCGACTTCATGAGATTTCA